AAATGGCTCTACTGTCATTGCCGGCTCAACCAGTGGCTTCAAGTATGTGTCAATCCTGTACGGGAATGGTGCATTTGGCTACGGCGAAGGCACTGCACGTGTACCGGTTGAGGTTGAGCGTGAAGCCCTGCAAGGTAACGGCGGCGGTGTTGAACACTTGATTGAGCGCAAGACTTGGCTGCTGCATCCGTTCGGATTCCAGTTTACGTCAAGCTCACTGGCTGGCGACTCACCGACTCAGGCTGAGCTGGCCACTGCTGGCAACTGGGATCGAGTTGTTGACCGTAAGAACGTGCCTCTGGCGTTCTTGGTGACCAATTAAGGCTAACTGCCTGATCTAACTGATAAGCCCCTGAGATAGTATCAACGGGGCTTTTTTGGAGATAAGCATGACACTGAAAGAGCAAGCAGAAGAATTAGGAATTAAGGTTGACGGTCGATGGTCTGAATCTCGTATTCAGGAAGAAATTGACAAGGCTCTGGCTGATGGCGATTCTAATCAAAATGAAAGCGCCGATTCCGACATGGCAGAGCAAGAAGAAAAGAACTATCAGACTGTCGATGATAAAGACGTATTCGCCGGTCTAAACGCTGAGCGACAGGCCAAGGCCAAAGCTATTCGAGACGCAAAATGAACAGCTATCCAGTAGGCGGAAACGGCGGAATTATGAGCGACTTGCTCACATCAGTGTTTGAAGGCCTCCGCCGCCTGCGTGTTGACGTTGGTCGAACAGGATTCTGGGAGGCGCGAGAGTTTCGTATCTCTTTCCCGTTGGATATTGGTGCATCGCCTACTGTGCTCAAATTCGTGTCGCCGGTCGACTTCATATTGCAACACCAGGAATTCTCGGTTGATGCAGAATCTTACAAGTTTGAGGCTTTTCGTGATGGTACAGAGGGTGGCACGTTTACTGAAGTGCCGATTTACGGGAATAACATCCAGCTATCAGCCCCTGATTACACTAGGCAAGCCGAAACATACACCGGCGGTACGTTTACGCCTTCTAGCCCTGCTGTTGAAACTGTAAGGATGCGATCTGCTGGCTCTACTGCTCAGGCCGCTACGGTTGGCGGCGCAGTTACTGGTGAGCGAGGATTGGCAGCCGGGACTTATTATCTGGTATTCACTCGTCTAGGCACACAGAATGCGCTTGGCGTTTATACATTGATTTGGGAGGAGCGACCTTGACCATTATTATTGAAGACGGCTCAATCGTAACAGGCGCTAACAGTTACGTGTCAGAGGCTGATCTGACAGCGTATGCAACGGCTCGCGGCGTTACGCTATCAGGCAGCACTGAGCAGCTATTGATTCAGGCAATGGATTATATCGAGTCACAGCAGTTTCTAGGCAAGAAGCTAACGCAGGCTCAGCCGCTTCAGTGGCCTCGCAGTGGCGTTTATATTGATGGATACAGCGTTAGCTCGTCAACGATACCCAATGAGCTGAAAACGGCGCTTATGGCGACTGCCGTGTCAGTTGATGAGGGGAATTCCCCACTATCTATATCTGAGCAGGCCGTTAAGCGCGAGAAGGTCGATGTTATCGAAGTTGAGTATCAGGACGGATCAAGCGCAACCACTTATGACCCGCGAATCACTGCATCACTCAAGAAGCTGACTATCGGTGGCGGCAGCATGTTTAATCCGGTGGTGACTCGTGCCTGATTATGCAAATCTGCGCAAGACCGCAGAACGACTGATCAAAACGAACGGCAAGGCTATCACGCTGCAACGCGAGACGGACGGAGCATATGACCCTACTACGGGCGGCACTACAACCATAAGCTCGTCAGCATCAGGCTACGGTATCCTATTGAACTTCAGTAACTCAGAGATAGACGGAACAACCATCTTGTCATCTGACCGAAAGCTGATCTATTCCGGTGAAGCGCCGCAAGTCGATGACCGATACATCAATGAGCGCGTGGTAAGCGTTAATCCACTAGACCCTGACGAAACCGGCGCGATCATCTATATCTGCCAGTTGAGGAAGTGACATGAACTACAACACTATCCTGTCAGCGCTGGAAACCAAGCTAAACGCATTCGCCACGACTGAGGGCTACACGGTCGCATGGCCTGACGTTAGCTCAGCTCCTTCGGGCGCATACCTAGAGGGATTCCTGTTGCCTGCTGAAACGGGCTTTGGCGGCTTGGCTGCGGGTAGCTTCGAGGATCATCAGGGCATCTACCAAATCAACGTTGTAACGCCAAAAGGCGGCGGAACGGCAGATGAGCGTGCAATGGTTGACAATGTTCTGACTGAGTTCAGCAAGGCATCTAAAGCCGGTGATGTACTGATCGAAAAGAGCTGGCCTAGTGGCGCTTTCGAGCGTGAAGACGCTTATCGAGTCATTCCGGTATCGGTACGCTATAGGTATTTAGGCTGATGGCTACTTTCTCGCAGAACATGCGCCGATGGGCTAACAAAGTGGATGCCGGACTTGACGAGGTGGTCAATTCAGTCTGCCTGCAATTGTCCACAAGCATCATTAAACGAACGCCTGTTGGTAATCCATCATTGTGGCAGTCAAAGCCACCTAAAGGCTATGTGGGCGGTGCAGCTCGCGGCAACTGGATTCCATCTATCGGGCAGCCGTCATTCATGTATGACGCAAAGAATATTGACTCATCAGGACAGGACTCAATTAGTGCGACTGCGGCGGTTGCATCTGGAGCGGCGGGTAATGTTTTCTATTTAGTTAACAACCTGCCATACATTGGCCGTCTCGAATATCAGGGATGGTCAACACAAGCGCCGGTAGGCATGGTTCGCGTATCGGTAATTGAAGTTCAACAGGCTATTGAAAAAGCGGTTTCTGAGTTATAATCAGAGTGCTTGCAAGCAACTAAACACGAGGGCTACATCATGGGTATTCAAGCATCATTAGGCGCAACGTGGAGCATTTCCGCTGCTGAGCCTGCAACATTTGACGAGGTAGGGTATGACGCCCTGACTTACACTGAAGTTGGCAATGTTCAGAATCTTGGCGCAGTTGGCCCGACATTCGAGGACGTGACTTTCACGCCACTTAAGGATGGCGTGACTCAGCACCGGAAGGGTGGCGCAGATTACGGTCAGTTGACAGTTACAATGGCTGAAGATGCGGCAGACGCAGGTCAGATTTTGGTTGATTCAGGCGTTGATGGAGCAGAGCGCGACACAGTATTTTCCCACAAGATCGAACGCGCTGACGGTTCAATCATCTACTTTACTGGTCAGATTTACTCATCACCGGTAAGTATTGGTGACGCATCCACAATGATCACCAAGGAAGTTTCTGTGATGGTGTCGTCAAGTCTGGTTAAGGTGGCTGCACCCTAATGGATATTTTCGACTTTGATCTGACTACAGGCGCAGAGCGGGGGTTTACGTTTAACCTCCGCAATCCGCTGACAGGCGAGAAAACGGATGCAGAAATCACGGTCGTTGGCTCCGATTCTAAGGCATACCGCAGGGCAAAGACTGAGGCGATGCGCGAGGCTGTCAAAGCTGACGGCGCGTTCGACGACGACGAGTTCAGCGCGTCAGTGTATTCGAAGTGCGTAACGGCATGGTCTGGCGTGAATGGCCGCGATGGTGAGCCGCTTGAATGTACCGCTGAAAATGCCAAGCAGGTGATGACTGATCTGCCTTGGTTCATGGACCAAGTTGGCGGGCAAATCGATAAGCGCTCAAATTTTACGAAGCCGGCCGAGAAGTCCTAAAGAAGTTTGCGGACATGCTCGGCTGGCTGCACGTAAAGCCAGAGAAAGCGGAAGAGCCTCGCATAGTCACGGAGCCGGATTGGCCGCTACCTGACTGCGGGGCGTTTTCGTATATCGTGGAATGGTTTCTGGAACTGCAAATGGATTTCAGCTACCAGGAAGTACGGGCATGGTCTGATCTTATGAGTCAACCGGTAGAGCCTTGGGAGATAAACGCTTTGATGATGATGTCTAACACATACCGTTCGGGCCTGTTCACGTACCGCAAAGACTCATTCAACCTTTATCCGCCGTATGATGGCCGTACCGATGAGCAGCGCGGCAAGATGAATGATAAGCGCCTTTCTGTGCTATTTGGGGATTGATAATGACTGATATTTATACTCTAGGCGTTCAAGTAGACAGTACTGATGTGGTGCGCGGTTCTGATGACCTAGACGACTTAGCGCAATCCGCACAACGGGCAGAAAATCAGGTTGAAGACTTAGGCGCTCAGTCAGTTAAAACCGGCGACCGAGTTAATCGAATGCGCACCAGAATGAGGTCTGCATCCGGCAGCGTTAATGGTTTGGGCAGAAACGCTGGTCAAGCCGGCATTCAGATTCAACAGTTTGTTGGGCAGGTTCAGGCCGGAACAAACGCAACTACCGCCCTTTCAATGCAGGCTGCTGACTTGGGCATCGTGCTTGGTGCGCCACTGGTGGGTGTCATTGTATCATTGGGCGCTGTTCTTGTTGGCACCTTGGCAAGTGCATTAGGAACAGCCAGAGTCGATACAGAGGAGCTATACGACCGCATACTTGATTTGTCTGACGGGTTCCGCGAGCTGACCGAGAATCAAAAGGACTTTGTTGCCGCTGAGTTGCAGAGAGACCTGCAAGACAAGAACTACGAAATCAATCAGATGGTTGAAAAGATCGAATCGCTCAACCGTGAGTTAGAAGCGGCGGCAGAGTGGGATGATCAATTCACCTATTCCGGCTCATTTACCAACGCCCAACCTGCAATTGAAGGCAATGAAGAGAAAGTAAGAGAGCTTGCCGCTGCACTTGATACCGCAAAGCAAGAGGCAGCCCTACTTCAAGAGCAAATAGACACGCTAGGGACTCCTGAATCAACGTCTGGCGGCCGTCCTGATAGTGAACGCGAATCAACGCCATGGTGGGGCGGTGACGAGGCCGTTGAACGTCAAGCATTCGAGATTAGAATGCAGATGTTCCGCGACCAGCAAGAAGCCATAGCAGCCGCAGAAGAAGCGGCAGTTAATCAGCGTGTCGCCTATCTTGATTATTACCAAGAACGCCAGATAGCGCACGACATGGCATTGCAAGAAGCAGAGCAGCAGAAGCTACAGAACAGCCTAAGCGCTTACGAGCAATACTACCAAGCCCGTCTTGATGCTGAGATCATGGCAAATGAGGACGCTGTTCAGGCACGTGAGGTTGCCGAAAAGCATAAGCTGCAAATCAGTCAATCGTTTGATTCCCTGTTTACTGACATGATGGATTCGACAAGCAAAGAGATATTTGAAATCGGCAAGATTGGGGCGGCAACAAAAGCAGCAGTTGACGCATACGGAGCGATAAACGCGACGCTTGCCCAAGGTGGTGCATTTGCAGTTCCAGCGGCATTGGCAATCGGGGCGGCTGCATTCGCCAACGTGACTAAGATAATGTCCACTCAGTACGGCCAAACCAGCGGGTCCGCGGCAAACATTCCTGCCCCACAGCAGCAGACAGAAGCGGCGACCACAACGCAGGAAATAAACAACACATTCAATATATCAGGCGGCGACGGTCAGAGCATTGCACAACAGATTCAAGAGGCGGTCGATTCCGGCCAAATAACATTCGCAGGCGGAGGCGTATCGAGTGTCTAACCCTAATTGCACCATCACATTTACTGCACGTCGGGCGTTTGTTTCTGGCATTACGCTCAATGATACCGTGTCGCTAAACGTTGAGCTGACGGCTTTTGATAACTCGGCTGAAGTCAATAAAAACACCATAACGACAAAAAGCGGCGAGACATCGTCAAGCCTGTTCTATATTGCTGACAGCTACCGAATGGAAATGACCGAATACGGGACGGTAACGCTACCTGACACAAGTACTGTTGATCTAACAACGGAATACACGGAAATGTTTCTGCGCTCAGTGGCCAATAGCGAGCCATTCACGATAACCAGCCTTGACGACGCCGATGCATCAAAAGACGTTCAGTTAGTTGGTGGCTGGTCACGCTCACGTAGAAGCGCCGCATATGTTAATATGTTCGTGTATTCATTCACTGTTCGCGAGGTTGTCGCCTGATGCGTCAAATATCTGATGCTTACCGCAATATCATTGAGTCTGATTCGCTTGAGCCGGTATTCGTTGCCAAGCTGATCAATGATGAGGCCACTGTGTATATTACGAGCGCGCCGGTAACTATTTCTGACCCTGGCACAGAACAGCTTCAAGGTAAGGTATCAGCGGCCAACTTTAACAGCCAGAACATCAAGCCTGAAAAGGGCATGAGTTCAGTGGGCAATATGGCGCTGACCTTTGCCGATGCAGATGACGCATTTGCAACCATCCTGAACACGATAGAAGGCGCAGATGGCTCTATAATTAACGACAAGGTTGAGCTTTACTTTGGTGACGCCTCCATCGATTTCGACGACTACGTACCGATTACGCCGCTGTATGTTCGCTCATTCAGCAGCAACGAAACATCGTATACGCTGAACCTGACAGACACACAGCGCATAACACAGAAGTCACTGTTTGCTGACCCATTCAAGACTGAGCTTGTCGGCAGCTATGCCTATCAAGATGCGTCGTCAATTGAGGTCATTAGCACAAATGGCAGTGTGTTGGTTGAACATGGCTCTGATTGGGCGGTTGATCCAAGTGAAACAGTCGGTTATCTGTATGTTGATGGTCTGACTCAGGACGGGCGCGAGGCTCGGGAAGTGATCAGCTACACCGGCCGGACATCAACCGACTTCACAGGCGTTCAGCGGGCAAGATTCGGAACGCCTCGTGTTGATCTATCCGCAACCAATGACAATGACGATGCCGTGACAGTTGAACTGGTTGAGTTCGTTTATATCGACTTGGTACAACCGCTCATGGTTCAGGCTTTGCTTACTGGTGACTATGGAATTGTCGGCGAGTCATTACCTGACCGCTGGAACGCCGGCCTAGATGCGTCACTGGTCAATACAACAAGCATTGCTAATATAGGCGGCGACCTATACGAAGAACACATTGAGTTCCGAGGCATTGAGACTGAAGACGCAAAAGAGTTTATCGCAAATCAGTGTTTAGCGCCTTACGGAACATTTTTGCGCATTGATCAGCAGGGTCAGTATGAGCTTGCGCGTTACAGCTATGTCTACGGTGGCTCTCCTGGGGTGGCTACGCTAGACTATTCAAATCTAGTCAACGCCGGGACGACTAAGCGCGATGCCCAGAACATCAAGAACTTCTTTCAGCTACAGTGGGAGTGGCGCATTGGACAGGAAGGGTATTATGCCCGCAATGATTTCTATATTGATGGCAATAGCCAAACCAAGTTCAAGGTCGAATCCCCGCTTGAAGTCATCCAGCTTCGAGGTCTTCGCAACCGTGACAAGTCCAGCAAGGTGTCACTAGACTTTGTATCTCAGTCAGTCCTGAAACGATATTCAAACCCTGCTGTGACTCGACAGGTAACCGCTAAACTAGCCGATGTCATTGAGGTTGAAGTCGGGGAGCTGATTACTTTAGTTGCAGCTAATGAAACAGACTATCGCACACTCGAAGAATACCGCGAGACATTCGAGGTTCAGGGCATTGGCTTCGATTTCATGCGCGGAACAGCCACATTGAAACTGTTTGCGTCTGAGGGTGAGCCATCTGAATTTGATGTGCAATATGGCTCAAATGTCGTTAGCTTGAGCACTGCTGGCGCAATTAATCTCGGCTTTGGTACTTACGGCACGGTAAGCGGGAGCACGTTTACATTTGATGTTGGCGCGAATCTGCCAAGCGGGAAGTATTACTTTGACGGGGATGTTGCATTCCCTGCCGGCACGGTAACGGGCAACGGGTCAGTCTACATTGATGCTGATAATATTCACTTTAACTC